TAACAAAGTTGTTGAAACTGAAAGAGGACATGTATTTGAATTAGATGACACACCAAATGCTGAAAGAATTAATATATTCCATAAACGTGGAAGTTGGATGGAATGGGATCATAACGGATCATTAACAGATCGTGTAGTAGGAGATCGTTATCAATTAAGCGAAAGAAACACTTTTGAATTAGTTGGTGGTACAAAAAATTTAACAGTGTATGGTGAATTAAATGCTGTACTTAAAGCTGGAGCAAAAATAAGAATAGATGGTCCAGGAGAAGTTGTAATTAACAATGATTGTAAAGTCACAGTTGCTGGTGATATGAATTTAAATGTTGGTGGTGAATTTAGGTTAGTTGCTGGACAAATACGTATGGAGTCAAAAGGAATGGCTACATTAGGTGCAGCACAAGTTTTAGAATTAGATGGCAGTAAAGTAGAAATAGCTAATGGATTTACTCCATCAGGACTAGCACTTACAACAAATGAAATTATTGATACACAAATGCCAGTTATTCCTGAATTACAAATTAATTCACGTTCAGCAAGAGAGTATTTTGTTTATGAAGTTCCTGATGAAGGAGATGCTCAAACTCATCGTGAACGTCAAATACAACGTGGTTTATATATTCGTAAGAATTTAGATTTAGGTAATGTTTCTGTTAAAACTGTACCAACAGTTAAATCAGAAATTGAAACAGCAGAGCAAAAATGTGAATACATTTATGGGTTATCTAGCTATGAACCAAGCTTACAATTATCTGCTCGTATTCAATTAGGAGCATTAAATCGAAATGGTGGTATTCCTATTATATCACAAATGGGAGTAGATCCAAAACAAATAGTTTGTAATTTAAAAGGAATGGCAACATACCTTATTGAACCAATGAAAGATTTATTTAAAAACGTTTTAATTGTAAATGGATATAGAAACAATCAAATTCAAGCAGGATCTCCTGAAACATCTCAACACTATACAGGTGAAGCTGTTGATATTATATTATCAAGCTGGAATCGTGCTCAACATTATCAAGCAGCAATAGATTTAGCTTTATCTTTACCTTATGGATTTGATCGTATAGTATTATCGTATGCAGGTAAAAAATCAGTTTGGTTGCATTGTTCATGGAAATATACAGGAAATAGATTCGAAACATTTACTATGAGAGACCATCTAAAAGTATCAGATGGTTTATCTTTAATACCAGAGGTTAAATAAATATGCCATTAGCTGCAACAATTTTAACTCTTTCTTCTGGTCATGGTTGTTTTCCAGCAAGATTACCTGCGGGACCATTTGCTTTAAAAACAACTATACAAGGATTAGCTATTCCTTTAACACTTAATACAATTTATATATCACATACATGTGGTTTAATAACACATGCAGGAGCATCTAGATTAGTAGTATTAGGATCAACAAAAGTTTTTATAGAAGGAAAAATGGCTGTTAGATTAGGAGACCCAATAGCCTGTGGTGATTCTGTCGGACCACTTTGTTCACCAAAAGTTAATATAGGATAACTAAATACAATATGCCTACAAATACAAGAACATTTACAGATTTAGATCTTAATTTTACAGCACATCCAGTTAATAAAGATGTAGCTATAAAATATGATGAACAAGCGATTAAACAAAGTGTTCGAAATTTAATACTTACTAAAAATTTTGAAAGACCATTCCATAGCGAAATTGGCAGTCAAGTTCGTGGTTTATTATTTGAACCAGTCACTGAAATGTCTGTTTCAATTATTAAAAGAAGTATAGTAGATGTAATAAGAAATTACGAACCAAGAGTACAACTAGTTGATGTTTTTGTTAATGTTCGACCTGATGAGAATTACGTAGATATTCGTATTATATTTAAAATCATTAATACAGCTACACCAATAGAATTAACTTTAACACTTGAAAGAACACGATAATGTCAGAAACAAGTAGAAACATTAAAGTCACTGAATTAGATTTCGATGAAATAAAAAAGAATATAAAGACATATTTAAAAGCACAAAATGCATTTAGCGATTACAATTTTGAAGGATCTGGTCTTTCGATTCTATTAGATGTACTTGCTTATAACACACATTATAATGCTTTGTATTATAATTTAAGTGTTAATGAAATGTTTTTAGATAGTGCTGTTAAACGTTCATCAGTTGTAAGTCTTGCTAAATCGTTAGGATATACTCCATCATCAAGCATTGCTTCAAGAGCACTTATTGATGTGATAGTATCTAACGTGTCAGGAAATCCAACCACACTTACTATACCAGCAGGAACTTCATTTAGTTCAAATTTTAGTGGAAGTAATTTTAATTTCTCAACTGATAGTGCATTCACTGTTTCTCGTTCAGTCACAAATACATATTCATTTTTAAACGTTCCTATAATTGAAGGAAGACTATTACAAAAAACATATTCAATGGTGACGAATGGAACTTATACAATTCCAAACCTTAAAATAGATTCTTCAACAATTAAAATAAATGTTCAAGAAGTTGCAGGCTCAGCAGCAAACACAGTATATACTCTTGCTGATAATTTCGCTACATTAACTCCAACATCACGTGTTTATTTCTTAAAAGAAAATGATGATGGTAATTATGTTATTTCTTTTGGTGATGGTTTATTAGGATTTGCTCCAGCAAATGGTGCAAATATTCTTATAGATTATTTTGTTTGCAGTGAATCAGAACCAAATGGTACATCTACTTTCACATACACAGGAAACGCATTCACAAATACAGCTAACTTATCAATAGTGACTAAATCGATTGCAGCAGGTGGTTCTATACCTGAATCAATAGACAGTATAAAATATAATGCTCCTAAATCTTTTACATCTCAAAATCGTGCTGTGACTGCAGAAGATTATAAAACAATTATTCCTAAATTTTATAATAACGTAGATGCTATTTCTGTTTGGGGTGGTGAAGAAAATGATCCACCAATTTATGGAAAAGCATACATTTGCATCAAACCAAAAACAGGAGATACTCTTACATTAAGTACAAAACAAATTATAATTAAAGATATTATAAAAGGAAAAAGCTTAGTAAGTATTATTCCCGAAATAGTAGATCCTGACATATTATACATATCAGTAAATACAAATGTATATTACAATCCTAAATTAACAACTCGTAGTGCTGACACTATAAAGAGCATTGTGATTGATATAATTAAAAATTATAACACAGGTAATTTAAATAAATTTGATGCTGTATTTCGTGAATCAGCATTATCGACTTTAATTGATACTAGCGAAAGCAGTATTGTATCAAACATTACTAAGATTCAATTAAAGTATCTTTTAACACCACAATTTAATACGAATACAAAATATACATTCTCATTAAATAATCCAATTTATAGACCAACTTCAACACAAAATGCTTCTATTTCTTTATCAACATCAGGATTTAAAATAGCAGGAAGCACAGATACATATTATATCGAAGACAATGCAATCGGTAATTTAAGATTATTTTATCTTACTGCTGCAAACGTTAAAATTTACACACCATCATATATTGGTACAGTAAATTATGCAACTGGTAAAATATCAATTGATAGCATCAATATAACACAAGGTGACACTAATGGTAAAATAACTTTTAGAATAGAGCCTGCTTCTTATGACGTAATATCTGTTAGAAATCAATTAGCATTTATAAGAGAACAAGATATAGAAGTAAATATTATATCTGATAAAATTGCTTCTGGTGAAAGTGTATCAGGAAAAGATTTTATATTCACAAACAGTAGATAAAAACTATGCCAGCTTCAGTAAAAGCAACAGCATCAATAGTAGTTAATAAACAAGTCCCTGAATTTGTAAGGGATGATAATCAAAAGTTTATTGATTTTCTAAAAGCATACTACGAATGGCTTGAAAATTTTTACCCACAACAACATTTAGAAGATATAAGAGATATTGATAACACAGTCAATATGTTTGTTGAATATTTTTCAAGAGAAGTGATGCAGAGTATTCCAAGAGAAGTTATATCAGATAAAAGATTCTTAGCGAAACACATTAAAGATTTATACTCTTCAAAAGGAACAGAAGCTTCATATAAGTTTCTTTTTCGCATATTATTTAATGAAGATGCTGAAGTGTATTTTCCTAAAGTTGACATGCTTCGTGTATCAGATGGTAAATGGAGTGAAAGACAATTAATTCGTGTTATTTCTACTACAGGTGATGCTCGTAATTTATTAGGACAATTAATTACTCAAACAAGAATATTCCCAAATGGCGATATAGAAAGAGCAACAGCTCGAGTAGAAAATGTAATTCTTTTTCGTTATCTAACACAAGACATAGCTGAATTAACATTAAGTAAAGATAGTATCATAGGAACATTTAAGCAAACAAATGATATTCAAACATACACTATTACTGGAACATCTTTTGTTGATAACACTTCAATAGTTTGTACTGTATTACCAATCATTCAACAATTTTCAATTATCAATAATCAAGGTGGAACTTATAGTAATATTGGAGACATAGTTTATTTTTCTTCACCAACAGGAGTTCTTGCTCGTTCAGAAGTAGGAGCAGTTTCTCCTGGATCTGTTTCTGAATTAATTGTAGCAGCAGGTGGTACTGGTTATCAAATAGGTGATGTAATTAGTTTTAATAATACAGGAACTGGTGGACCAGAATTATCACCAACATTAACTGCAACTGGATTTGTTTCAGAAGTCGATAGAGATTCTTTTTTATTAGAAGACAATTCAGGAAAATTACTTTCAGAAGAATTAGGAGATATTGATATTGAGTCTTCAAATTCGGGTGCGATTAAGAGAGCAACTTTACTTTCGGGTGGTGCTTTCTACAGCAAACTTCCTATTTGTTCTTTACCAACTGGATCTGGAAGAGCAAATGGTAAAATATTAGCAGCATCAAACAGTATTGGTAGAATCAGAAGCATTGTGACTTCTGAGAGTGGATTTGATTATATAAACCCTCCTTATTTTTTTGTACCTCTTTCAGTAGTTATTAAAAATCCATCAGGAAGTTTTCTAACAGGTGAAACTATTACAAGCTTACCACAATCAATTCGTTTAGAAAGAAATACTGACGATAATTTAATCTTAGAAAATGGTGATAAATTTTTAGATGAGAAACAACAAGTTGCTCAAGCTATATTGGAAAAAATAGATAATGATACACATTTAATTAAATTAAAAGAAGGAACATCTTTTAGTGGATTTTTAAAAGAAGATGATAGTGGTTATGTATTAGATGAAGATGCTGATATATTTGTAAAAGAAGAATCAGGACAATTCCAGCATAATATGAGAATTAAAGGTTTAACTTCTAATACAACTGCAACTATTTGTTCTATATCAAATCCAAATATTCAAGTAAGAGTAAATGCAGTCACTTCTCAAGTTGGTGGATTTAGTTCTTCAGATGGACAAATATCAGAAAGTTCTAAACGTATTCAAGACTCTCTTTATTATCAAGATTTTTCATATGTTGTAAAAGTAGGACAGAGTATTAATCTATATCGTGATGCTGTAAAAAAACTATTACATCCTATTGGTCTGGCTTTATTTGGAGAAGTTAAAATTAAAAACAGTATATCCACTCCAATTACTCTTCGAAGAGAAATATTAAACTATCAAATTCGTCAATTAATAGACATGAAAATGAAAGCTGTAGGAAACTATCGTACAGCAGGAGAAATGTATTCTACTTTAAGTAAGAATCAGGTAGTTTTAGGTATAACAGACTTTGTAGTTTCGGCACTAAATATAAGTGTATTAACTTCAGAATTCTTACCAACATTAAACTTTCCAAACCTTACACCACAAGAAGTGTATTTGTTGGATTTAAGAGCAGAAGTTATAGGGTTCGAACAAGCGAAACAGCTTGAAATTAATCTTGCTACATTATTAACAAAAGCAACCGAACTGGTTAGAAATCCAGTCACTTTACTTAATAAATCAACTCCTGCTTTCGATGGAAGTGCAAGAAGATATGGTATAAATTTAGTTGATCTTGAAAGATATAAATTTACTCATAAACCAAGTGTTGCAGGTACTAAATTTGCAAACAGTGATGGAACTCCTGCATATACAACAGGTACATATGGATTAGTAAATACTTACCCAAATCCAAACTTCAATTATTGGAATTATGGTAATACTCAAATTAAAGATTTTACTAACATAACTGTAGGAGAAATACTAAATAACCCTTATAGGCAAGTTAATTTTGCAATTGAATCAGAGATTGGTATTATCAGGCTTCCAGCATCAGCTTTAAGATTCTCGACAGACGATGCTCGATTTACGTTTGATGATACATTTACTATGGATGCAGACAGTGTAGAAATGGATGCATCTATTTACAAATGGGATAATAACAATTTATTATTCGACTTATACACATAAACATTAAGGAAAAATAACCATGGCAGCAATTATTTCAAACAAATTCCGCATTCATAATGCGCAATCATTTTTAGAGGGATTCGATGAAGCATCCCCAACATCAATATATCTTGGTATAGGTCGTCCACAAAGTTGGACTGATGATAACTTACCAGATACACCAAAAGATACAGTCGGCGACGAATTATATTACTGGGATGATATGATCGCTTTAAAGCGAGTACAAGCATCTGATGTAATATTAGCAATCCCAAGAAGAGATTGGACATCAGGAAATTATTATGACATTTATCGTCATGATTATAATGGTACGACTGCTGGAGTAAATATAACTTCAGGTGGTGCAACTACTCCTGCTACTTTATTTAATGCAAACTTTTTCGTGATTACAGATGAATATAACGTTTACAAAGTTATAGATAATAGAAATACAGCTGGTACTGTTGTTGCTTCTGTAAATAAACCAACTGGAACAGGAACTGCTATATTTTCTACAGCTGATGGTTATGCTTGGAAATATATGTTTACAGTATCTCCTGCTAATGTTTTAAAATTCGTTTCTACCGATTTTATCCCAGTTAAACGTCTTATTTCTAATCCTGGAACAACTGATGCGTATTACAATCAATATCTAGTCGAACAAGCTGCAGTCGATGGACGTATTGATAATATAGTTCGTGTGAATGCAGGATCTGGTTATTCAAGTGCTCCAACTGTGACAATCACAGGTGATGGAACTGGTGCTACAGCAACTGCTGTACGTGATGCTGGTACAAACACAATTACACGAGTAGATATTACTTCAGGTGGTTCAGGATACACTTATGCCACTGTGACATTTTCAGGTGGTGGTGGAGCGAATGCTTCTGCAACTGCAATCATTTCACCAAAAGGTGGACATGGTTCTGATTCTATAAAAGAATTAGGTGGATTCTATGTAATGATGAACGTAAGATTAGAATACAATGATGGATCAGGCGACTTCCCAGTTGATAATGATTATCGTCGTATTACATTAATACGTGATCCTTACAATTTCGGTTCAACAACACCTGCAACTCTTTCAACAAGAACAGCATCTAAATCAATCGCTTATTCTGCATTAGCTGGCACATTATTAAATGACCGACTAATCATAGGTGGTACATCAGGTGCTAAAGGAAGAATTACTAGCATTGATACAGCGAATACAACTATTAGATATATTCAAACAAGTACAGACAATCCAACTGGTGTAGCATTTCAAGCTGCTGAAACAGTGACGATGTATGCTACTGATAATACTACACCAACTGCTGTGACATTTACTTCTGGTGCTTTAACAAATCCAGAAATACAGCCAGATAGTGGTGATGTAATCTATGTTGAAAATCGTAGACCAATCAATCGTGCTATCGATCAAATCGAAGATATTAAAATTATCGTAGAAATGTAGAATTTAGTATCTACTTTCTTCACAAGTATATAAAGAAGCATGAGTATAAATTTTAACGTCACTCCATATTTTGATGACTTTAATGAGTCAAAACAATTCCTTCGTGTATTGTTTCGTCCAGGATATGCAGTTCAAGCACGTGAATTAACTCAACTTCAAACAATCCTTCAAAATCAAATTAGTCGTTTTGGAAACCATGTCTTTAAAAACGGATCAATGGTTGTTCCAGGAGAAGTCAATTTTGATAATCAAGTACATTTTGCAAAACTAGAAGATCTATTTGGCAATACAAATGTCACTTCTTATCTAACTCAATTCAGAGATAAAATAATTACAGGTCAAACATCAGGTGTTAAAGCTGTTGTAATTGATACATCTGAGTGCGGATGTATGGTTCCAGGAGATAGCAATGTTGCTACTCTTTACTTTAAGATGACTGATACTGCTGATGATGGTGAAACAAAAAGATTTATTCCAGGAGAAATAATCACTGCAGCTGCAGCTGATAATACAACTGCAAATAATTATAGATTAACAGCGAATCAAGTATCTGACATTTCAGTGACTATTAAAACATTCGGTGATACAGGTCAAGCTGCAACTGTTTATACAAATAGCCCAACAACTGATGTATTAGGTTATGGAACAGTTGTTGAAGTAAAAGAAGGAATATACTACATCGATGGATATTTTGTAAAAAATCCTGAATTACATTTATACGTTGGAAGATTTACAAATACAGTCACTGCTCGTGTAGGATTTGAAGTAATAGAAGAAGTAATCACACCAGAACAAGATGCTACATTAAATGATAACGCACAAGGTTCGAATAACTTTGCTGCTCCAGGAGCACATAGATATAAAGTTTCAGTTAATTTAAAAAGACTTGCTTTAAACACAACAGACACAATTAAATTTATAGAATTATTACGTTTAAAAGATGGTTCATTATTACATAAAGTTGATAAAACTTCTTATGCTGAATTAGAAAAAACTTTTGCTCGAAGAACATTTGATGAATCTGGTTCTTATGAAGTAAATAAATTTAATCTTACATCTAGAGAACATTTAAACACTGGCACAAATGGTGGTGTATTTCCTACTGCTCCAGCAACTCCAGTTGCAGGAATTACATATGGAAGCAACGATAAAGTAGCAATCGCTGTTGATCCAGGAAAAGCATATATTGAAGGATATGAAGTTGAATCAATTTCAACTAGATTTTTAAGTATAAACAGAGCAAGACCAATTAACAATGTCGAAAACGGACACATATCAAGATTAGATGACCAACCTATCGGAACAACTGTAGGAAATCATATATTAGTCAATTCAGTACAAGGACTTCCACCAATAAGCACATTTGGAATAATATATCTTTGGGCTGGTATTGATAATCATATTACTCCACCAACAATCGGAACAACAACTAATATAAACAAAACTGGATTAATCGGAACTGCTAGAATTAAATCGTTTCAATTACATTCATCTTCTTATTCTTCTCCAACTTTTAAACTTGGTTTATTTGATCTTAAATTAGAGTCAGGTTATAATTTTGAGAGAGATGTAAAATGGATATCAGATGTTGGTGCAACTAACCCAATTGGATTTTTCGCACAAGTAGATCAAACAACAACTCCAGTATCTTTAATCGGTACAGTATCAGGCACTTCTGGTGCTGCTACACTTACAGGTGTTGGTACAAGATTTCAAGATGAATATAAAATAGGAGATGCTGTAGTTCTTACAACATCAAATACATTTGTTGGATTTGTAGATGCAATAGCTTCACCAACTTCATTAACGATTGATAGAAACTTTGTGGCATCTTACACAGGTGTGGTTTATGCTCGTGGTTCATCACCAATTGATAATCCTGAATTTCAATCATTAGTATTCAATACAGGAATTGAAAATACAAAAACGTTACGTGGTTTAGATGCAGCAACACTTCAATCC